GCTTCGACAATTAGGCCCGATTTAAACGCCGTTAGCGATACAGTACCTTTCGTTATAAGAAACCAACCAACGGAACGCATCGCTATTGCGAAGCGATACTTCATTATATCCGGCTTTAATCTCTGCCTTATGCCTTGCCCAAACAGCCTGATATAGATTGTCATAGTTTCCTAAGTTATGATCGCGACCCCTAATGCATATGTGAGCGCGCCAATTTCCCCGATCTTTTTCCCAACATACACCCATGATACCGGAACTAGAACGCGAAGTCGCGCCGCGATTATGTGAGTTTTGAGTAGCAGAAACAACGTGAAGATTAGCAATCCGGTTATCGCATCGAACCCGGTTTTTATGATCAATCTGCTTGCCTTTAATCGGCCATTGTCGATGAACATAATACCACGCTAAACGATGCGCTAGAAAACTATCACCATTGATACTTATCGTTATATACCCTTGCGCGTTGACCGACCCGGCCATTGACCCGGCCGCCATATGGCCCCGGCCTTTTATCCAGGTAAATTGGCCGGTGTATGGGTTATATGATAAAAGGCTAATAAGCCGCGCCCACGAAAGACGGCTTTCTTTGTCCATAATAAACGACAATAATTTGCTATCCTCTAAGATCAACGCTGTTAGCATATTCCGCCTTTCTTTGTTTTCACGACATATGGAACGCCCGGCATAAGAACGGCGTTAGAATCGCCTTTTTTGATCCAATCCGGCCGCCTTTTTCGCACTTCCTTGATAATCCCCCGAAGGCGTTCCACTGATAGCGCTATTTTGTCAATATCATCCGTCAATATTGGAATCATAATCAGGGAGTCGTCAAAACCGGCGTTTTTACCCGACCAACCATAACTAGAAATTTTACTTAACCGCTTTGTAAGATTAGCGGCCGCTTCGATAGCATCGTCGAAGACTATCCGGTCCTTTTTTCGAATCATTATTTCCCTTTCCTAAATTTTAATTGTTGTTGAACAGCATTCGCCCATAGCTTCCGAAGATCCGTTTCCCTGAAGTATCGATCGACGCCGCCGGATAACCATTTGACCCGCGCCGGTTGTAATCGATTTTGATACTTATCATAGGTTTGCAATTTCCTAAGTTTTTGACCTTTACGCTTATAAAGCGATAACCGGGATCCGCCGCGGCTTTTTATGATAAATGGTTTTCGGTATCGCTTCCGGCGAAGAATACTCAAGGCGACGATTGTTCGATGCTGTTCGTCGGTCGCGTTTCGAACGTTGATATCATCGGGAACCGTCAGAAAATCTTTCCCCGGCATAAACCGCGCCGATGGGATAACCGCTTTCATTTCGTCGCCGCGGCGGCCTTCTAAAGTCGCAATTCGGGCGCGTTCGGTTCGTTGGCCGGTTTCTTGTTCAACCCAGCCGGAAAAACCGCGCTTTTCGAGAGATCCCATAATTGCGCGTTGACTTCGAACCGGTTCCCGGCCGTTCGCCTTGACGACATTCATTTGTCGTTTAATAAAGCCTTCCCGGCGAACCGTCATTTTAGATTTAATTATCGCAAGGGAGTTTAGGCGCGAACCGAACGCTTCGGAATTAAGAACATTAGCCGAAGCATACCGAAATTGTTTAGGCGCGTTTTTATAAAATCGCTTCAATTTCTTTAAATCTTTTGTTGTTAACTCGAACATCGCTTCAGCCATGGCAACGACCTTTCTTAAAAATGCCTTTTGCTTTCATTTTACGTTTCGGCCTGAAATAAAAGCCGTCTAAAACTTGAGACTGAAAAACCCGATCCCGACGAACAAATTTTTTATCGAAATACGGTCCTTCGGGAACCGGTTCGTCGTTTAATAAATCGTCGATATCGGTATCGCTAATATAACAAACCGAAACGCGGGAAAAATTTTCAAATTGCGAAATCGCCGTCGGCGAAGACGAATCGACAAGAACCCATGTTCCGGTAGTCACATAACCGCAATTCGGGCAACGTTCCGTATCGGTCGTCGCTATCATAGAACCCCTAAAACGTATGAATACCGATCGATTTTAAATCCGTTTTCGACCCGGCGTAATCTTCGGCAATCTTAAAAAAATGCTCGTAAATATGCAAGCCTTTTGAAACCGCTATGATATGCCCGTCTTCTAAAAGCGGTTTGTTTTGTATCCAAATTGTTGAATTAAGATAATCTAAACAAGTTTCTTTCAACATTTGAAGGCCGCCCAAATTTTGCGGCAATCCGGCGATCAAATCCCATGAACGAAAATAAACAACGAAGTGAAGTTTCCCATATCTAACCCGCATATCAATCAAACGTAAACAAGGCGGCTTCGCAAAATCAAGGCCCGGCGATTCGCCGATTGAAATAGTCGCCTGATTACAACCGCCGTCGCCGTTGGCTAAAAGATCGCAACATTTTTGCCAACGCGGCGCGATCCAAGTCGCATATTTATATTCGTTGGCGGCCGCTTCTTTTTCATCTTCAAAATCGGGATTCATAAGGTAATCATGAAAATATTTCTGAATCGCCTTTTCCGACGTTGGAACGATATCCCCGGATTGGCAAGCAAGCGGCCGAATGCCCGGTTGGTAAATATTAATAATCGCCATATCAAGTTCCCGGCGAAGTTGACCTTCAAATTCGCCTTTATCAACTAGATATTCATGGCCAGTATGGACGCAAGCATAAATAGCACGAAACCATGCTTCAGGAATTGTCATCGCTTTAATCAATGTTTCTTTCACTTTTTAAACCCCCTTTAAAAAGTCTTATTCTAAAAAAGACCTAATCGATATCGACAACAACGCCCGACGGTTTCGGCGGTGTTCGCGGAACCTTTCGTTCGGAACGCGGCGACTTCGGTTCCGGCGGAAGCAAATCGTCGGTTATTCCCAAATAACCAACCGCGTCGACAAGATTGTCGCGTTTCCGTTGATGACATTCGCGCGCCATTTTGAAATCGGCAAGCATGAACGTTACGTCGGCCGCGTCCAAGTCGGCATTTATTTTTAACCGTTGCCGAAGATACTGATTCCATCGGGCGGCGATATCCGGGAAGGCGTCTTCCGGGTTTCCATACTGATCTTGACGTTCGCCATTTATAACCCGCTTTGCATCATTGAAAAGACATTCCCCGCGATCAAGTCGTTTCCCACGTTCCATAATCTAAAATCCTTTCCCCTTTTAAAGTTTTATTTGAACCCGGTTTCCCCAACCGCGGATAAAAATTTCCTGCGACCGATCCTTTTCCGCGATCGCGATATACCGGGCGACCCGATAAGCATTATACCAGAAAATGAAAATCCGATCCGCTTCTTTATCGTCGCGCGACGTCAAATAATATCTTTTAATCGCCGCGACTGTAATCGGCCCGATTTTTCCGTCGACTTTTATATCGGGATAATAACGCCCGTTGTTGTTTAAAATGTTAAGCGTTCTTTGAAGCAACCGCCCAGCCCACGCGACACCCATATTAACCGCCGAATCAAAAACCGCGTTCGCGATATCTTGCCTATACAGAAAATCGCCGGAAACCTTTTCCCAATAATTATCTTTGTAAAATTCCTGAACCGATTTTTCCATCGAAGCATTAGCCCGAAGCGAATCCGGGAACCCCGGCATTTTCTTTGCCATATCAATAACGATCCAGCCTTCCCATTTCGGATGAAACTTTCGAGCGATCCCCTTGTAAGTTTCGCCGCCGCGGTCGGACGGATGGATCGAATATCCGCCTTCCGCCAATTCCGTTCGCCCATACGCTTTTTTAAAATCAGTCATGTTCATAAAATCCTTTCTTATCGAATGAAGATACAAAAAACGCCGCCCAAAAAAGCGACGACCACACAATACCAAAAAATTACCGCGACAACATTAACGCGTCGAATCTCTTGTTCCGTTGTCAACGGTTCGCGCCGATCCATTCTTTTCATTCGTCCCCCTTTCTTAGATAAAGTCGTCCATTGAAAAATATTTAACCTTTGGCCGCCATATTTCCCGGCGGCCTTCCTTGACTTTTCTCCAGGCCCAAAGCTGAAGTTTCGTTCCCGGCGTTAACAACCAATCGACGCAAGCCGAAGATTTATTCCCGGTCATTTCTTTTAGATGACTTGAATATCCCGACGGCCCGGTCGACTGTATCCCCAAAACCCCTGAAGGCGTTAACACGATAATGTCGATTATTCCGAAAAGATCCCGGCGCTTTTTTGCGCGCGGGATCCATTGTTCGACTTTATCAACCGGGAAACCCATTCCCCGGAAATGCTGAAGCGTTTTCGAAGTGTAGTTCGGCCGCTTCTTATTTTTCGCTAGTTCAACCATTGGTTTCCTTTCTTCTTAACGGGCGCTTTTCTTTAGCGCCCGTTAAAATGGTTTATAAATATTGGGAAAGGTCAACGCCTTTCCCATATATTTATATATACCCCCATTGACCTTTGACCTTTAAAAAAATTTCGTTTAAAATTAGGCACTTATTAAAGGTCAATGGCGATATTGACCTTATTGACCTTTGACCTTTGTTTTCCCTTTAAAATCAAGCACTTATTAAAGGTCAATTTAAAGGTCAATGAATATTGACCTTTGACCTTACCTTAACGCCGCCCGTTAAGGTCAATAAAATTAACCTTTAACCTTTTCATTGACCTTTAAACATTATCGTTTATTTTCGTTCTTAATATGTAGGTTGTGAAATTCTTAGGATTCGTTTTAGCCGGTTTAGCTAATACATGATATTGTTTATTTTCTAGGATAAAATCTTTTTCAAATATCTTATTTAGATATTTTAGGATCATCCCGGAACTTTTATCAACGAAGTTATTTTCGGTCGCCATACGCTTTAATTCGGTAAAAGAATATTCTTTATCGTCATCGATCGCGTTATGAATTTGACAAAGAAGTTCGTTTTCCGGCGGCCGGGTTTCAACTTCGGAAAGCGTTTCTTTAAAGAATGCCTGGACGGTTTGAGTATGGGATTCTTGCAATTTGACCGACCCTTTTCCATACCATTGATTCGACGAAGATTCTTCGCCTAAATTCATCTTTGCGCTGTTTAAACTGATATGCCAACGACGGCGATCCGCGCCGCCCGGAATATTATATTTATCCGGCCCCGCTTCCTTTTCCGACATATAATCCAGAGTATGAGCAATCCGGCAAGCCGCGCCCAGCGCCGACGCGCCACGCGCTGAATCAAGTTCCCCCCGGCCCGAATCGGATGACTTTTTCCGCGCGTGATGAACCAACGAAACCGCGGCGTAAGTTTCTTCGGCGATATACCGGAAAACTTCGGCGACGGCGTAAATATGCATATTGTCATTTTCATTTAAATTATGGGATCCGATAAAAGGATCGATTATTAACAGCCGCGCTTTTAATTTCTTTAATATGTAAATTGTTTCGTTAACGGTTTGATCGTTGATCGTCGCCGTTTGTCCGGTTAGATCCCCACAAAATATTTTTTCCCGGTTACGCGCGGAAAAATGATAAATGTTATGACATTTCGTTTTATCAATACCATGATAAATAAAAGCCGCGGCTAACCGGCGTTCAATTTCAACTTCAGGATCTTCCATATTAAAAAGTATAACCGGTCCCGTTTCGATAACTTCATTAAAGGTTAAGTTTCGCCCGGTCGCAACGGCCAACGCTTCGAGAATTGAAAAGGAAGATTTTCCGACGCCGCCGGGCGCGATCGTCGCCGTAACAAAACCCGGCGCGAAACGATTCTGAAGTAAGAATTCACGTTGGGGAATGGTGGAGAAATCTTTTTGATTAATACATTTCAACCCGGCCGCGATCGATCCCGCCTTCCCCCAGCCGTAAAGCCGGTCAAGTTCGTCTTCCGTCATATTGGTAAAATCAACTTTCGGCGGCGGAACGATTATCGCGGGCGCGCCGAACATCGCTTCCGGCGTTTTGGATCCGGGCGCGCTATGTTTTGACTTCGCGCCGGAATTGCAAATTATCTGAAGTTCCCGATCCTTGACCGGCGGATAAACGCGTTCGAGATTCCAAAGGGATAGAAGTTCCAACGTTTTGCCCTCTGAAAGCCCGAAATCCTTCATTTGGCAAGCCATATTGAAAAGGCTGTTATTCCTGGATCCTTTTTGAATCGGCGGTTGATTTTTTAACCATTCCGTTACTCTAGTAACGTTATGCGGTTCGTCGAAAGTAAAGCCTTCAGGCGTCGGAAGCTGTTGAACTTCTTTTCGTTCGGTGAAGACTTTCGGCATCCATTCAGGTATAGCGCCCAACGGACCATCTTCGACAAGTTCGTATCGCTTCCATTCGCCGGTTACTTCGTCTTTTGCGATTGATCCGGGAATCAAGACGTATCCGCCAAGGGAACGCGAATCCAGGCCGGGAAGTTCATCGGCTTTCGTTAAGCCTAATCCTTCATAATGATAATGATACCCGTCGCCATTTGGCGTTCTAACCTTGTAATTGGTATCCGCGGATTTTGTATATTTGGCTAATTCCGCGAATCCGTTGTTCCCATGCTTCATATCGACGTCAAGAACGAACTTGTTACTTCGGCCGCAATCAAGCGCCCAATTGCAACCGGGATACTTTGCGGCGTATTCGTGAATTTTATCAGGATCAATTGTCGCTAATTTATCTTTTCCCCAATCAAACCCGGCGAAAGGCTTTTTATTCAAGCCGACCGGGAAAACATACCAACCTTTTGACGCATAATGAAGCGCCATTTTCAACGCGGGATTCGTTTCCATTTATCACCTGTTAACCGAAGTAATCGTTATCGGTAATTGTTGCTTCCATGAAGGCATAACGGGAAATATAAATTCCCATTGATCGGGCGGCGGCTTCGAGTTTTAACGCGGAAGGTAAAGAAGCGTTGCGCTTCTTAGATAGGACTTGTCCAATAAAAGCCCGGCTGTAACCGGCGCGGCGCGCAAGTTCTGACTTTTCGCCGCGTTTCCATTTCTCGTTTAACATCGGGTTAACTCCTTTCGTTTTTTATATCCGTCATGTTTACATGAAAATACGGATAGATGTCAAGCGGATTTTAAAAAAAAGATTTTAGCCAATGTTTATAGGCGTTCCGCGGTTTTTCCTGGACCCCGGCGAAAAAGAACTTGACAAAACTTTACAAAAGGTTTACAACTGTTCGCATTTAATTCTAAAGAAAGGAGCCTGAATGGCCGATGATACTGTTAGAATTTGGGGAAGAATCCTTATGAAGACAAAACGAAGCGTAAAACTAAAGAATACACGAACCGACGCGGAACGCTGGATCCCGTTATATGTTATCGAAGACGCCTATCCGCCCGCGAAGGCGTCGTTCGATGCGTCCTTCGATATACAAAAATGGTATGTTGAAAGCGTTTCGTTCCCGTTAAAGCGGTTCAAATAGGCGGCCCGCGCCTTGCAAGATATAGGCCAAAAATAGGTAAAAAAAAATTAAAAAAAAGTCGGAAAAAAGCTAAAGTTTTTTTTAAAAAAATCCGATAAAACACTTGACAGGTTAAACAGATTTGTGTATTATGTATTTAACAGGTTAGGAAAGCAGTTCAAATCAACGGCCGAAAAGGCCAAAGAAAGGAGCAAAGAAATGGAAAAGAAAACCGGAAGCAAACCCCTAGCACTTATCACCCGGCGGAAAGATGTCGTCAAGTTTTTTAAGACGATCGACGCGACCGCGTTGAAGGACGTCGCCGCCATGATAGCCCCCGTCGTAACGGTTCAGTATTACGCCGAAACCGCGGAAGTCACCTTGACCGACGCCCATAACTTCAAATGGCAATTCCCGGCCAACATGATTTCGAACGTCTTGAAAGAAATCGATCCTTTCCTTAATCGCGATTAACCAACCTTCAAAGGCGCGCCTTCGGGCGCGCCATGGGAGAAACTAACCATGGAAGAAAAATTGAAAATCGGAAAAGATGTCGCCCGCGAACGAGAAAGACTAATTGAAGCGGAAATCGAATATTTGGTTCAAGACGTTGAAAACATCGGCAAAAAGGATTTTTTAGCGCCCGCGATTTGTTCACATCTTCGGCATTACTTGAACGTACCGGATAAAGATATCCGCGCGGCCGTTGATAAGTTCTTCGCGGATAAAAAACCGAAAGAACCGATCAAAATAAAAATCAATCCGATGTTTCATTGTACGGCTTGCGGATTGCTTTTTCATTTCGACGACATCGGCGAAGTTGAAATGTTCGCCGACCTTTCCGAAGAAACGCCGGTCGTTTTTCCCGCGCTCCCTTCAACCGTTAGAACTTGTCCGGCTTGCGAAAAGCCCGCGGGTTTACATGAATGGAAATTAACGCTTCCCCGGTCGGACGAAAGGAATTGATAACATGAACGAAGTAATACGAAAACGGTTAATAAAAATCCAGGAATTAGCGAAGCGCGGATCCGACGGCGAAAAGGAAGTCGCCGCCCGAATGCTGAACGATTTGTTAACCCGTCATAATTTGAAACTGGAAGACCTTTCCGACGATCGGGTTTATTACGAATTCGTTTACAAGCTGGCATATGAACGACGGATCCTTTTTCAAATCTATGCAAAGGTAACGGGCAACAATCAAATAAGTTATAAACGGACGAACAAAACTATTTTTTTTAAACTTACGAAAAAGGAATACGAACAAATCAAGGAAATGTTTCCCCGATACCGGGCGGCCTTCAAAAAGGATTTAGATGATCTAATGGTCGCCTTCGTTCAAAAGCATAAGTTATCATCGGGAACAATTTCGTCGGTCGACGACGATATTGATTGGGATTATCTGAATCGAATTATCAATATGGCCGAAAATCTTAACAACGCGCCCGCGTCAAAAGAACGGCGCTTAAAATCCTAAACCCGGCCGCCCGTATGGCCTATATCTTGCAAGGCGCGGGCGGCCAGAAAGGAAAGGGATCATGTTTTATTTCGTTTTAGCTATATTTATTCTTGTTTGCTTGATGACCGCGTTTTCCATTGGCGCGGTTATCATGATTCCGTATGTTGAAAAATTGGATCGGAAGGTCGAAGATACAACAAAGAAAGTTTTAAACAAATTATATTAGAAAGGAATTAAAAAATGCCGAAAGAAATAACGAGACAAGAATTAATGGAATTAACGCGATATGATCCGTCGACCGGGAAATTTTTTTGGCGTAAAAATCGAATAGGCGGCGCGAAAAAAGGCGACGAAGCCGGAACCAAGCATAACCGCGCGCTTGTTCTAAGTATCAACAATAAACGCGCGCCCGCGGCCCGGTTAGCTTGGCTTTATATGTGGGGAAATTACCCCAAATACCATGTTCATCATAAAAACGGGAATTGCTTCGATAACCGAATTGACAATTTGATATGCCATGAATATTTTCGAACGAAGCGTCGTCGAAAACCAAACCATAATAATACAAGCGGCGTTACCGGCGTTTATTGGGATAAGCGCGCATTAAATTATTATGCGGCGATCGGCATTAAAAAACGTTGGGTTTGGTTAGGATGTTACAAAAGTTTTACCGACGCCGTAATCGCCCGATACGAAGGCGAATGTTATCTTCAATGGTCCAGAGATAACCCCGCAACCGATGCGTATCTTTATTTAAAAGCCAATGGTTTGTTGGGCGCGATCTAGGCCCGAAAAAAAAATTAAAGTTTTTTTAAAAAAAATCCGAAAAAACACTTGACAGGTTAAACAGATTTGTGTATTCTGTATTTAGTTGGACGGAACAAACAATTCAAACCAACGCCGAAAGGCAGAAAGGAAACACAAAATGATGATCACAACCGACGCAAGAAACAGAAACCAAATCAACGAACTTCACCCCGACGCGATCCGCCGCTTTTGCCCTTCCTTCTATGCGACCGCGCCGAAAGGCGACGTTTCCGATCGATACGCTTTTATTTCGACGGAAGAAATTTCGCTTCAATTGGCCGAATACGGTTGGCGGCCGGTATACGCGCGCGAATCGCGGGCGAACGATGAATCGAACCGCGGCTTAACCCGTCATGTCGTTCGCTGGGCGAATGATGAATATCGGCTTAACGGCGCGCGAATCGAACTCATGGGAACCAATTCCCATAACCGCGCAAGCGCCTTCGAATTCATGGCCGCCATTTTCCGGCTTGTTTGCTCGAACGGATTGGTCGCGAATACCGGCGACCTTGGATCTTTCAAGGTTCGGCACGTCGGCGAAATCGGCGATCAAATCAAAGACGCCGTTAAAATGATTTCGGATAACGCTTCCCTGATTTCCGGGAAAATGAAAGAATTCCATACGATCGATCTTACGCCCGATGAACAAGGAATTTTCGCCCGCGCCGCCCTTGATTACGTTTACCCGGAAGTCGCGCCGATCGCGCCGAAGCAATTGTTAACGACCCGGCGTTCTTACGACAATGGAACGGACCTTTGGACGACCTATAACAAAATCCAGGAAAACTTGACGAAAGGCGGCCTTCGCGGCGTAACCCGAACGGAAGATCCCCGAACCGGCCGCCCGAAAGTTCGACGGACCAAAACCCGCGCCATTAAATCAATCCAGAAAGATATCAAATTGAACAAGGCGCTTTGGTCTATGACCGAACATATGGCCGACCTTGTAAAGAACGGCGGCGGCCATAATTAAACCTATTCGGCGCGGGTTATCGGCCCGCGCCTTTTAGGGTTTTTTTTCTCCTGTTTCACTCTTAACCCTTTAACCGGCGCGGCTAATACCCGCGCCGCTTCTTAAAAAGGAAATCAAAAATGAATGAAAAAATAAAAATGATAATGCTCGAAATGTTAATCGTCGCCGAAGATCCGAAAACCGACGTAACCATGAACGAATCCATCGACGCGGCGATCGCCCGGATTTATGGCGTCTTTATCGACGCGGCCGCGCTTGCTTTGGGCGATACTTCGACAGAATATGAAAACATTAAACATAAACTCGAAAGCGAATTAGATTGAAAAAATTAATCTTTCTTATTCTCTTGTTCTTCCCCGCTTGTGGTCTGATGGATTTTGAAATCGACCCGACGGCGATCGAAGGCTTGATCGAAGAATATTCCGTTTGTTCGGAAGAATGGTTTACCTGTAACCCGGCCCGGCCCAATTGTTGCGGCGACGTCGAATGCACTTTAGTTTTTATGATGGACGACGGAACCTTTATTTTCGGTTGTATACCGGACGAAGAAAGGATCGAAGAAAATGGATAATAGGCAAGGCGAAATAACCTATCTTTTAAAACGCCGATTCAATGAAAACGCCGAAGCCCGCGAAGGCGATTTAGAACAGATTCGGGAACGAATTGATAAACTGGAAGACGCGATTATTCAAATGGTTTGTTTTATGGCGGATCATTTGAAATTAAGCGACGACGATATAATTAACGAAAACGGCCTGGCGGATTGGTAAATGGAACATATACCCGACATCATAATCGCGCTAATCATTGTTTTTATTATCGCGCTGTTTACTTGGAGAAATGAGAAATGAATCGCGTTGACGTTCAGCCCGGTAAATGGAAAGGATATCATTTAAAAATGCTTAGGTCTTTATGGGGTTTTAATTACAAGGAAATGGCCGAATATTTAGGGACCGGAAACCGCCCGAAACGAATTTATGAACTTGAACAAGGCCGCTCGTTACCGCGATACATAAATTTAATTATCGAATTACATTATCGATTAGAATTAAAGGAACAAGAAAATGAATAAAACAAAATGGTCAAACGAACTTGGATGTTTCATTCCGCAAAAGGCCGACGTTCACGACGGACGCGTTTTCTTGAAACGATTTGCGCCCGGCCGGATAGACGACGGCGCGGAAGTCGCTATGGCATATCAGGAAGAATTGAAACCTTTAACCGTTTGCGGCCAATGTGGAAAGGAAAGGCGCTGGCCCAAATTGAGCGCCGTTAAGATTTGCCCGGATTGCGGAATCCTTCCCGACGTCGTAACCTTTGTCGCGCCGGTTGTGAAGATCCGCCGCCGGATCGAAGACTTTCTTCGAAAGACCGATCAACAAACAATTTATGAACTAGCCGAACATTTAAACATTCAACTATCAAATTGAAAGGAAGCTATTACTATGGGATTTATGGAAAAGTTAACCGAAATCGCCGAAAAGATCGCGGAATTCTTTTCGTCCGAAAAGCCGGTCAAAATTATGGAAAACGCATTAAAAGCCGCATCGCTCGTTGTCCAAATTATAAGCGTTTTCAACGAAGAACCTTCCAACCCCCGGAAGCGGGAAATTTCAAGGAACGTTTTCAAGTTCCTTAAATACGCAACCGTTGCCGACCTGGAAGAATTAATCGCCTTGAAGAAAACCGGCGACCTTGACGACATTCTTCCTCATGAATCCGACGCTATTATCGGCATCGCGACCGGCCTTCACGTTCAGGAAAAGAACAACGCCCGGCCGGAAGCCGAACCCTTTGATTTCGATACGATCGGGTAATCATGGCAACCGGCGACAACTTCAGAGAATGGCGATTAAATAGAGGTTTGACCCAAACGGAAGCGGCCGACATTTTAGGCTTGCGATATCAACAAAGGATAAGCGAAATCGAACGCGATATTATTTCCATCCCGTTACCCGTTGAAAAGCTGATTATCGTTATGAATGAACGCGACCATATTTTAGAGACTTTCACGAAGAAAGTTGAACGCTTGGAAAAACAAGTCAAGGCGTTAAAGGATTTAAGATCGCTATGATTAGATTCGATTACCCCTTATCTAAATTCGTTTGGAACGGCCCGTTTGAAGAAAGGGAACGGCCCGAAAAAGCCGGTTTCGAATGGAACGATACCATTAATGCATGGACGACGGGAAGTCCCTTTGTCGCGGCGTTATTGGCCGATGAACCGATGGACGACAACGCCCGGCGCGCGGTTGACCTTGTTAGAATAAACGCCATGAAGTCGAACTTAAATAATACCATGCTATTGAATGAACGGATCCCCGGCCCGGCAGGGCGGAACTATCTTCCGTTTCAAGAAATAGGTATCCAACAATTAAGCCGGGCGCTTTTAACGACGCGCCCGGCCGTTTGTTGTTTCGACGAAATGGGTTTAGGGAAAACAATTCAGGCGATCGGCGTCGCGAATAACTTAGGCTTTAAAAAACTGCTTGTCATTTGCCCGGCGTTCTTGCGCTATAATTGGTTAAGAGAGATTAACAAATGGCATCTTTTTAGCCCCGGCGTTAACGTTATCAATTCAGGAACGGCGTCCGTAAATACATTCGAAACTCATGTTTCAAGTTATGAATTGTCCCATAAACTTGACGGCTTAAAACCTGATTTAATCATCGTTGACGAATCCCATTATTTGAAAACCGCCGAAACGAAAAGAACGCGGATTGTTTTAGGATCCCCCGACGAAAATTGGGAAGGTCTTGTTAACGAAGCGCCGACGATCTTTCTTTCGGGAACCCCGCTTCCAAATGGGAAACCGTCGGAATTGTATCCCATTATAAATCGATGCGCGCCGGAAATAATCGACGGCCGTTCGTATTGGGAATTTATCAAGCGATTTTGTATCCTTTTCGACGACGGATACGACTTCGTAATAAAAGGAGCAAAACGGACAAAAGAATTTCATTCACGTTTACGCGGAAGTCGTTTCATGATTCGCCGGAAGTTAACCGACGTTCTTCAAGATATGCCACCTATACGCTTTAAAATGGCCGTCTTTCCGCCGTATGGACAAAAACTATCCAAGGTATTAGAACAAGAAAGTCGATTTAGTGCGGCGGATATTATCCGCGGCCGTTTAACCGCGGAAGGCGTTTCCGCGTTACCCCAAATCCGCCGCCAAATGGGAATCGCTAAAGCGCCGGTTTGCGCGCAATATATACAAAATATGCTTGAATCCGGCGTCGAAAAAATACCCGCCTTTTGTTATCATCGCGACGTTATCGCGGAACTCGAAAAGCGGCTTCGCGTCTATCAACCAATGGTGATTCATGGATCCGTTCCGGTATCCCGGCGTCAAGAATACGTCGATAGATTCCAAGAAAGCCCTTACGCCCGGCTTTTGATTTGTCAGTCGCAAGCGGGCGGCGAAGGCTTTAATATGCAAGCGGCGAACAATGTCGTTCTTGTCGAACCATCTTGGACACCCAAAGATAATGAACAAGTTATCGCCCGCGTTTTCCGATATGGACAAACGAACCCCGTATTGGTTCATTATCTTGTTGTCGACGGATCCCTTGACGCGCAAATATTATCAACCGCAACCAATAAACAAAGCGACGCGGATTTGATCCTTGATCGCTAGAAAGGAGCAAAAAAGAAAACCCTGTAAAACGAAAGGAAAGCTATGTTAAAACGTATCGTTAAATTACTAATCTTGTTACTAAAGAAAGGAAATCGAATGGCTTTAATCGACCTGTTAGAACGCTTAGTGTCTTCCCTTGAACGCTTTGTCGTTTCACAAGAAAAAATGTCGGAAGCATATCAGAAATCAGTCGGCGTAACGGCGGAACATATCTTCGAACATGCTATGAACGAAATCGTTGATAACCGATCGGCCGCAACGCCGCCGGAAGGCGCGCCCGGAATGGTTCCGCCGGATCCGTCAATCGTTCCGCCAGCAACCGGCCCGGCCGTTCCCGGTCCTGAATTTCCCAATTATGAAACCATGGAACTTGGACAATTGAAGGAACTAGCAAGTCAACGCGGCATTCCTCAAAAAAGCGGAACTCGAAAATCAACATATGTGAAAGCGCTTCAGAAATTTGACGCCGCCGCGGCCGCCGGAACAAGCCCGGAAACGGCCGGAACCGCCGTCGTTACCGGCGGCCCGACGGAAGCGCCGGATCCCGCGAACCCCTTCGCCGGGCAAGCAACCGGCCCGACGGGCGCGACCGGCCCCGCGGCCGTCGACCAGATAAACGCGGGAATCAACCCGTTGACCGGCGAACCGATTCCCCAATCCCCGGAAACCGGAACCGTAGACGCGCCGAACCCGTTTGGATTAACGGACAAAGTAACGGTTAACGGCGTCAATTACCCGACCTTTATCCCCCATACTCGAAGCGAAGTCGACGCGGCCGCCGGGAAGTTCTATTCCGGCCGCGGCCAGAAGGACGGCGGCGAAAAAGGAACGTTGGCGTTGTTACAGAAAATCATGATTGAATCGACCGGCGCGAATATGATCGCCGCGATCCCTCAGGAAAAATATCATGATTTTATTATCGCTTTGGAAAATTACAAAGACTAAGAAAGGATAAATAGTAATATGGAATTATCCGCTTCGGGAAGTCCAAGGTTTTTAAAATGCCACGCGTCGCCGTTGCGATCATCTTTTATGGGTCCATCGGTTTCCGGCCCGGAAGCGAAGGAAGGAACCTTCGCGCATAACTTAGGCGAACAATGTATTAAACGTAACCAGAAATGTATTGAATACCAAGGCCGCCGCGGTTATGTGGAAGGAACCCCTTTCGAAGTATCGTCCGAAATGGCGTCTTTCGTTCAGCTATATGTTGACGAAGCGAAACGAATTGAACGCTTGTTTCCAAACCCTTTGATATTTATCGAAAGGCGACTTCGCTTGTTTTCCGGCGTATCGGGAACAGCCGACCACGCGGTTATAATCCCGAAGCGGATTATTTTTATCAATGATTTAAAATACGGTCGGAAGATTATCGAACCGGATTCGGCACAAGTTAAATTTTATGCGTTAGGCTTTATTGGCGAAACTAATCCATTTGAAGCTAAAGAAGTTGATTTGGGAATAATACAACCGCGCGCGTCGCATCCTGAAGGATACGTTCGCCGAAAATTGATTCCCGTAAATGAACTAATCGAATGGAAAAACGACGTCGTAAATCCCGCGTTAAAAGAAATCCGCGGCCGGAATCCGAAGGCGACGCCCGGCCCGCATTGTGAATATTGTCAAGCGCTTATAATTTGCCCGGAGATTTTAAAAATGATTTTTCAATTACTAAGAATAACAACCAACCGGCGCGGGATCCCCGTCGAACCCGGTATCCATCCGAAACCATCCATCCTGGATAACGAATCGCTAGGCGAACTAATGCGAATCGAAGCGGTTATCCGAAACCTATCGGCAGAAATTTATAAAGTCGCGCTGGATCGGTTCAAAGCTGGAAATCGTCTTGACGGTTTTAAAATGGTTCAAGGACGCGGAACAAAGTCTTGGAAGGATCCGAAATCAATAGAGGAAGTCCTTTCACAAATGAATCTTGCCGATAGTATATTAACCGACCCGGAATTGAAAAGCCCCGCAAAGATTCTTGAAGTATTAAAGCGATCGGGAATCGACGGAAAAACCGCCGTTAAATTCTTATCGCCTCATATCAATATTTTTCACGGTCGGAAATTGGTCCCGGTTGAAGACAAGCGGCCCGCGCAAAACAAATCCGCCGAAGAATTGTTCGGCCCGGCGAAAGGATCCTAACCAATGGTTATTCCCGCGATTCATGACGTTTATTGTTTTCAATGCGCGCACTGTAAGCGCGGATTCTTTACCCGCGTTAAAAAATGGAAATGCGGAATGAACTATGAAGTCAACTTGTTAACCGGCGAAAGTAAATTAATGTATTGTCATACCGTTCGGAAGAAAGGTCTTTCCGACGGACTAACCAAATGTAACCACTTTAGACACGAAAAGGAAGGTAAAAAAAATGGCTGATGCAATCGCAACAACAACGCCGCCCGTTCGGATTTCGTATCCGAATCTTTTTAAACCGAAAACCTTTAGCAAAGGAAGCGACGAAGAACCGAAATATTCGGTCATCCTGCTTTTCAATAAAGCAGATCCGGCCGCCCGTGAATATCTGAATTCGCTTTACCAAATCGTTAACCAATTGATAATTGACAAATGGCCGGATCCGGCAAACCGGCCCCGGAACCCGATCGTCGGGAATGAATTTTCCCCCATAAAAGACGCCGACGTTTCCGCCGGTCAAAAGGATCGCATCCCGGTTGTTGAGAAAAACCCGGAATATGCTGGTCACTGGATTATATCGACGTCAAACCGGGATAAACCCGACGTTTTCGACGAAAACAATCAGGCGATTTTGAACCCAGCGAAGATTTATCCGGGATGCTGGATCCAAGCAAATATCCATCCGTGGCCATATGACAACAATTCCGGCAAGGGAATTTCTTTCCAGATTAACGCGGCCCGGTTCGCCCGCGACGACGAACCTTTTGCTGGTCGAAAGAAACAGTCGGCTGAAGAAATGTTCGGCGGCCCGTCCGGCGCTCAAAATCCGGCTAATTACGCGCCCAATCCGGCAACCATGCAAGGACAAGCGCCCAGCCAGATACCCGGCCAGAATCCAGGATTTCAGCCCCCGGCGGCCCAAAATCAAGGATTTGCCGGTCAATCGGCCCCGCTTCCGACCCAAATGACCCCGAACCCGACAATTCCGGCGACAAACCCGGCCGGGAATCCCGGATTTAACCCGGTTCCCGCTTCAAATCCGGCGATTCCGGCCGGTCAACAGGCGAACCCCTATCCAACGTCGGCCCCGGTTCAGAACCCCTCTATTAACGACGACGCGCCGTTTTAAGGGGAAATTATGGATTTGACGATCGACTTCGAAACTCGAAGCCCGGTCGATTTGAAGGATCGCGGGTTATTTGTCTATTTCAGCGACCCATTAACGGAAATTATGTGTTTGGGTTACGCGATAGACAATAACCCCGCGAAACTTCTAATCCCGGATAAGTTTTTAAAATTAGTCAACCCGGAAAACCTAATATATGAAATCGGATCCCCGGCGGAAGTGATCCATTTAATCCAGGCGGCCGACCGGATAATCGCGCATAATTCGATGTTTGAATATGTCGGATGGAATAAAAAGTTCCGGGATATTTTAGGTTGGCCGGTTTTACCCATGGCGAAGGTTTACGATACTATGGCCCAATGCGCCTATCATGCATTACCTTTGAACCTGGACAGCGCTTCAAGCATTTTAAACCTTGCCGTCCAAAAAGATAAAGAAGGTCATCGGGTAATGATGAAATTATGTAAACCCCGACAGGCTTGGAAGCGCGAGAAAGCCAACGATCCCGAATGGATGTCGAAAATATATTGGCACGAAGCCCGGCACGAACTTGAAATCCTTTTTAATTATTGCGGGAAAGATGTCGAAACCGAACGCCTTCTTTTCCATACGTTGCCGAAACTTCCGGCCAACGAACGCGCCGTTTGGTTATTAGATCAAAAAATCAATTTGGCCGGGATCCCGATTGATATGGAATCCGTTAAAATCTTGACGTCGATCCTTGAGAAACGCGAAGCGGAACAACAAGGCCGCTTCGCCGTATTGACCGACGGAAAAGTTTCCGGCCCGCGGTCGTATGTCGCCTTGAAGGATTGGATCAACGAAAAAACCGGGTTAAATATTCAAAGCGTATCAAACGACGCCGTAACAGAATTACTTGAACGGGATAACCTTCCGACTATTGTTTCCGAAGTCCTAAAAATCAAGGCCGAACTTGCTAAATCGTCAACGGCAAAGTTCAAAGGAATGGTTAATCGAGCATCGGCGGATAACCGCGTTCGCGGCGCGACTTTATACCATGGCGCGGCGACCGGCCGGTTCGCCGGGCGCGGAATCCAGTTTCAAAACTTACCGCGGGACTCATACGGCGAAGATGATTATCATAAAGTCATGGAATATATTATTACCGGTCAAGATGAACGGTTAAAAGAAGAATACGACGACCCGTTCTTCATGGCGTCCAAGTGTATCCGCGGAAGTGTTAAAGCCGCGACGGGAAAACAATTCCTTAACGCGGATTATTCGTCGATAGAAGGCGTCGGTTTAGCGTGGGCGGCCGGTGAAGAATGGGTTTTAAACGCGTATCGAAGCGGTTCCGATATGTATAAAGTCGCGGCGGCGATGATCCTGAATAAACCCTATGATTCGATAACGGATAAGGAGCGCCAATCGCCGGGAAAGATCGCGGAACTTGCTTGTGGTTACGGCGGATCGATCGCGGCCGTTCGTCAATTCGGCGGAACGGGAACCGACGAAGAAATATATCATGGGATCGTTGCCCCATGGCGCGAAATTCGGCCGGAAACGACTAAATTTTGGCGCGCCTTGGAGTCGGCCGCCATGAAAGCGTTAAAGAACCCCGGAACGATAACTTCATATCGCGCGTTTAAATATACGGTAAACAGCGGCTTTCTTAAATGCAAATTACCATCCGGGCGCGTTCTTCATTACTTCCGGCCGGATATTCGGGAAGTATTAACCCCATGGGGAGAATATAAGAAATCGATAACGTATATTAAGACCGACGGCGGCGGCCCGCATCGCGTTCCGACCCATGGCGGAAAACTTGTCGAAAACGTTATCCAGGCGCTTTGTCGCGACCTATTGGTAATAGCTATGTTGAATCTTGATCGCGCCGGATTCAAGATAATTCTAACCGTACACGATGAAATAATGGTTGAAGTCGATAAAGGCGACGATCGGCTTGAAGAAATGATTTCGATAATGTCTATTGTTCCATCGTGGGCGGCCGGGATGCCGATTAAGGCCGACGGATGGATCGGCGAAAGGTTTAGAAAGTAATTGTCGCGTTCGTTGTTTCATGCTATAACGAATAACTGAAAATAATACAACGAAAGGCGACCCGATGAAAATAACGACGGCAGGAATATTAAAAACGATATCTCATATAATGTTCTGGTTTGTTAGCCTTGGAGTTTTGGTAACGATCGATCTAAATTACCGACGCGACTTTATTTACGATAATGATTTAATAGAAATTAATTGCGAGTGTTCGCGCTCGTTTTGCATTGTTCGAAAGGCCCGGCCGGAAGATGTTGCGCGACATATGGGGTATGAAAATATTAACGCTTGCCCGATCCTTCCTGTTCCGTTGCCGTTGGATGAACTTTAATCGGCGGCGGCGGCCCGGCAATTTCAGCGGCCGGTCGATTGTAATTCATTAAAAAATCGTCAATTCGCTTCCTTATATATTCGACGTCTTTTTGTATCGTTTCAATTTTTACGCCTTCCTTACCCGCTTCAAGAATGCCGGTCGAAACCCAGCCAACCCATGAAACGAAAACTAAACCCATAAACGAAATCGCGATCTTAACAACCAATTTTGGAAGTTTTACAGAATTATTCATCGATTCAATTCCTTTTTAAAAAAGGTTAAGCCGCATCCATGTCATTCCGATACTGTTTGTCGCGTTAGAACTTTGGCCGGTAAATTTAACCGTTGCCCCGGCCGCGGTGAAGTCATGAGAAAAAGCGACCGGCGCGCGGTAATCCGTAGCGGCCGGATAACCCGTTGGCAACCACGTTGAATAACTCAATATGCTTGAATGCCCGGTGTATGGGGAAGACTGATCGAAAAGGAATTCAGCCACGATTTGATATTCATTATCGTTAACCGCCGATTCAAAATTCCCGAAACTGAAGGACGACGTTCCGACGTAAAATCTTATTATTTGCGTTCCGCCGCCGCCGTTATCGATCTTATTTGCAAGCGCGACAACTCGAAATCCCTTATATATTAAATGAACGTCACGCGGTAAGGCAATTGTGCATAAATCGCCTTCAGTCGCAACGCCGGAAACAAGAACCGGCGTTCCGTCAAAAAGATTCGGATTCGGATTCATAAGAATAAAGTCGTCAAGCCCGGCATCGTATCGCGCTGTTACCCGTTGATTCGCCCGAATTTCGCCGCCGACTAAAGCGCGGCCCGTTTCATAAATCAAATCTTTAGCGGCCAAAGATCCGACCCGAAGCGTTGACGCGCCGGAATTATCATTCGTCGCCATGAATTCGACTAATTGGCCGTCGTAATATTCGTCGATAACCTGCCCGGATTTGAACGGCGAAACTTGATAAGTATTCGCGGAACCGGAATCTTCCATTGACGGATTATATCCACAAAGCGCCATTAATCCATCGAAACGATCGGACGCTAACCGGGTATCGGCCGCGCCGGACGAAGTTATGTTCGCATCGTTTTGAAGTTTTAAAAGAAAACCTAACCAATCGTTAGCCCATTCCTTTTCAACCGGCGTTCCGTCGCCGGATACACCCGGCGTTACTTCGTTCTTAAAAGATCCGCCCGGATAATTTGCGCTAGACGTAACCGCGTTAGCGTATTCGGTCGCTATATCAATCGCCATGGTCAACCCCTTTTATTAAACTGTATACGTTGCGATAAGCCCCGCCCATGTATGAAGCGGCTTATACTTAACTATTAAATTTATAAGTTCATCTTGTCTTGACGCCTTAATGGTCGCGGGCGCGATCGCGGTTAATTCGTCGGTTACAGGATCCCGCGTCGCCGCGCCGCCGACGAAAAAAATCAAGCCCCAATATTCCGAATCGCCCGTCCCCGGTAACGGCGATTCGTTATCATCCGTCCGGCCGTTAATTATAACTGTTCCGCCCAGGCCGCCGAAAAGGGAATTCGGTTCGCCGAACATAGTAACGGCCCCGGTTACAACGTTGAATTGAGCGACCGCTTGAACGGCCAGAAAACCGGCCGGATTAACCGGCGGATTATTTACATGAACTTGAACATTAAAACCGCTTGCCTGAAGCGCTGATTCTAGGAAATCCGCGGTTCCATCGCCTTTGTTCGCGGTCTTTGCGGCGGCCAACCGAACGCGGCTTTCCGCTTCAGTAAGCGCAGAATCAGGAAGTAACCCGAATTCTTTTTCAAGGTCTGACAGAACCGTCGTAAATTCCGGGGAACGGATAAACGCTAAATCTTCAAGGAAGGCGCGAATTTCTTCATTATTGGCCGCAATACCATCATATAAAAGATCAAGGTCTTCCCCGTCTTCCGCGGTCCATAGAGAACCCGGCGGTTGAAGCGCGCGAAGAATTGCGCGGGATAATGAATCTGCCATTGACTAATCCCTTTTAGGTGTATGTTATCGTTCCAAGGTCGGCCAATTCGCCTTCACCTAAAACATATTGATCAAGCGACGCCGCGCCAATATCGAAATCGATATCTTCCGCGCTTCCGCCGTATGTCGTCATGACATCTTGAATTATATTCGCTAAAGTAAAACGGGTTATGGTGTCATTTTTTTCTTGAACCAAATCAACGCCGTTAACATAGCATCGAACTTCATCACGAAGATAGGTCGAAAGCGCCGTCGAAATTGCGGCTTTTGCGGCCGCTTCCAACGTTGCGTCAACAATCAATCCATCGATATCGATATTTATATCGGTTCGTCGTATTGCATAAACTTCTAACGTTGCGTCGATATGCCCCAACGGCGCGCGCGCTTTTTGCGTGTCGGGATCTTCGTTAATTGCGTTACGAACTTCGGTTAACAGCGACGCGGGCGCGATTCCGTCGACCTGGATGTCGGAAGTACACTGAACATAAACAACCCGATCGCCCGGATATTCCGTTCCGGCGTCGTCATACGGCAAACCGCCATAAGGATAGGCGCGGAATACTCCCGCGACGCCTTCGGCCCATGTCTTATAATCCGTCGCGTTTCCGCCGCCCGCGGTCGACCGGATCGCAAAAAGAACCCGCGCCCGATATGCTTCTTCAGATTCTTCGTCCGTCCCGGTGTTATCAAGACTTGATACGGTAGCGACGTTTTCCGCGCCCGCGATTTGAGTCGAAATGGTTAATGTATCGGAAACATTTAAATTACCAATTGCGCCGACTTCTTCCGCGGTTACTGATATAGTGGCAACGCCCGCGGCCGCTACGGCTTGCGCGTCGGGAAAATATCGGACCCCGTTTGAATCCCCAACAAAAGAAACCGTAACCGGGATAATGGTTCCGGTCGTTGCGTTCAAGGTTATGGTAAGAACCGCCGCTTCGGCGGCTTTTATAGTGGTTTCGTATTCTTCGCCGATTCGTTGTAAGTCGATTCCGGTCGCGGTTATCGCTAGGTTTTGAATAATTCGTTCAGCCCCATATTTATAAAGTTCGGTATGATTCAAGGCTTCGTTCGCGGCTAAAACTTTTAAAAATGCTTTAGTCTGTAAGGGAACGGTTTGACCAAGTTTACTTTCAAAATTTGCTATATACCGGGAATAAATTTCGGCCGTTGTTAAGATATTAAGCGCCATAATCTTATATCCTTCTGGAAGCGGGATTTTCTATTTGCGCGACCCAATTCAAACCATTTTTTTGAATCAACAATTGAAAGACGTCGGAACCCGGCGGCTTGATCAAAATCTTGACGTCGATTCTATGGCTAACCGGATTCGTTACTTCGACGGTAACGTCGCCGAAGATAGGATCCGTCAAGGCCCGTTCGGCCGCGTTCCGAATCCGGTTCAAGGTATCAAGGTTAATCGCGGCTAAAGCGCTTTGCTCGAAATCAGATCCAATTTTTTCATCGGGATTATCAAACAAGGCGTTCCCCGGCCAACCGGGCGAAGTGAACAAGGATATCAAAACCATATTTTCCAATCCCTGATCCATGGTCGGTTGACCACCAATAAAATTTAATTTGGATCCGTTTTCGGTTAAGATTAACCGTGGATCCCCTTCAAGTGAATAAGCCATTATGAGTAAACCCTGAAAAAGATTTCACGGTCCCAAACAATCCCATTCGGATTAGTCGGATCGTAAAGCGTTAACCAAACGTTTGAATAATTCCCCGGCGCTATGGATTCGCCGCCTAAGTCAAGAATCAATTCCCCGATAAAATTCGCGGTTAGCCAATCGAAAGCGCCCGGCGACGTATTGGAATCAATAGTCAATGTCGCGGAAAATCGAAGCGTCATCCGGGTAACGGCGGCTAAATTAGTCGGAAGGAATCCTTGCCCGTCGGGATTCTTAGATTTAAGAATCCAAAGAATCGTATTTCCGGCATTAAGATAAATATCTTCTTTAACCATGGCGGAATTCCTTATGAAAGCGAGATATCAAAATCCCCGATATTGAAACGAACGATATCCCCGAATCGCGGCCGTTGATCAACAATGTTATTGTTATCATAGGCCAGAATTTTAGCGGCCCCGGAAATGGCCGTTACGATCGCGCAGGAAGTCATTGTGTCCCAATCGTCAACCGTCCAATCGCCCGAATCGATCATTAAGATTATGTCGGTATTGGATATCGCGCCGCCCGACGTTGCCGACCAATCAGGCGTTCCGCCGGTATTGGCGTAAACCCTTTTTCGCGCGTAATCGGTTCCATTTTCCTCTGTAATATCGGCCGGGGTATCTTCGTCGGAATCGGAAAGCGTCGCGGTAGCAATTGCGATGTAAGTATCGGGAGTTGAAAAGGTTTGATTCCGAAACATGAGATCCAACATTGAATGAACCGCATAATCAGTAAAGCCCGCGCCGCCGGTCGAAGCGTTGATTTGAACATATATTTCGGCGGAAGCGATTCGCGGCGTATTCCCGGAAACCGGAGAAATGGACGAATCAAGCGCGCCGTGGGCAAGCATATTCCCGCCCGTCAAGGCATCCATTAACGCCCAATGGGTTATTGTTCCCCACGCGCCCGTAGCTTGCGGAAAGACGACTTCGGCGTTTTGAGTCACCCGGCGAGTCGCGGCGGCCCCGAAAGTAATTGTCGCGCGCGCGTATCCGTTGCCGACTGGTTCCGTTAATCCCGTCGCGTCATCCAACGGATCCGCGGTCGACAAGGCAACATAAACCGTCGTAATTGACGTCGCAACCCCATTGAAAAGATGATCCATAAATTCATTTTCGGCGTAATTGCTTAAAGACCCCATAATTTAACTCCTTTTTGTCATTGACCGGGATTCAATCCGGTAACGCGTTGTAATACTGGTTATTTTTGGTCTTAACACGTTTCCTAATTCAAGTAAAGTAATTTCTATATCATCCGGCGTCGAACTTATCGCGGCGATATCAGCTATCAAATATCGAAGGAAGGACGTCGAAACGTCGTCCGGTGTCGAACTTATCGCGGCGATATCCGGGAATAAGGCGCGAATAATTGACGTTTCAACAATATCCGGCGTCGAACTTACCGCGGCGATATTGGCGATAATTGGCCGAACAAGAAACGCGGCCGCATCCGGCGTTGAACTTATCGCGGCGATATTAGCGGCCAAGGCCCGAAGGAAAGTTGTTGATACGTCGTCCGGCGTTGAACTTATCGCGTCGATATTGGCGGCCAAGGCCATTATTAAATCAGCTTCGACTGTATCCGGCGTTAAACTTATCGCAACTATATTCGCGGCGATATCCATTATTTGTGAAATGGTTATATCGTCCGGTGTCGAACTTATTCCGGCGATATCGGCGATCAAGTTATAAACGGTCGCCGTCGTTGCCTCAACGTCGTCCGGCGTCGAACTTACCGCGGCAATATTGGCGATTAGATCCAAATAAATCAACGCTTCAACGGTATCCGGTGTCGAACTTATTCCGGCGATATCAGCAATCAAGGCCCGAATCGATGTTGCTTCAACATCGTCCGGCGTCGAACTTGCGGCGGAAATATTGGCGACTAAGGCCCAAAGATTATTAATGTCAACGTCGTCCGGCGTCGAACTTGCGGCGGCGACATTAGCGGTCAATTCCCGTTCAAGTCCCAGGATTGGAGAAACCCCAGCGAATAAATGAACAAGCGTTTCGCCGGTCGCGCCGACGTTCGGAATTCCCGCGGTTATGTTAATTACGGTTTCCGCCATTTAAGTTCCTATTCCTAAACCAATGGTGTCCGATCCGTCGCCGTTGTAAGTTCTATTTCGTTTTAAATTGAAATCTTCATTTGACGCGTTATTATATCCGTCGTCCGAATCGGGATCGTATTTGTTTGAATCCGCGGTCGCGTAATTCCGCATAATTTGCGTTCCGGCCCCGTTGTCAACGACATCGCTTGTATTGTTATGGAAAAGGTTGAAACCATAAACCCCGACATCCCCGGAAGAATTAAAAGTCAATCCTTCAGTGCAATTTGTCATCCTGGTACGCATAACGAAATAAAGCAAGTCATTTACGGTAACGCCCGTATATTCATTATCGGCAACGCATCCGAAAATAAGCCCGCGCGCATCCGCCCGAAATCCTTGATCAAGGCTAGTAGCGCCATTATCCGCCGCTATGCTTTCAATAAAAACGCCGCCCGCGCCAACAACTAAATATCCGGTATCCGCGTTATTCGCCGCAACGCAACCAATCCAGAAATTATTAGCGGGCGGATTGTTCCAACCATAACCCCCGGCGTTATTGGTTCCCCGGCAATAAAACCAAAAGTTATAAGTTCCGCCGGTATTCCATCCTGAATTTCCATTATTTCGAGAAATAAAATTATACCAAACATTCCACGAAGCAAGCGTTCCCGGATTAACGCCGTGGGCATTACAGTTATAAACTTCGATATTTTCCCACCATGTATATTTCGCGTTTGTTTGAAGAATAAGCCCGTCGGTAACGGCGGAATTTCCGTCAATTTTATATGTCGTTCCGTCCACGTTCCCGGAAGCATTACAACCGATGAATTTTATAAATCCGCTTGTGGTATCGCCGCCGACATTTATGATAATTCCCGAAGAAAGCGTTTCCGTTCCACGCGCGTAAACGGTGTCACCCGCCGCAACGGGCTTCGCGATCGCCGCCGCCAGCGTTGTAAATGCGTTCGTCCAATCCGCGCCGGATCCGGTTCCGGTCGCCGCGGGATCAACATAATATGTCGCCATGGTTTAAACCCTCTTATCTTCATATTGGTAAATGAAAATAGGATCCCCGTCGTCGACCTGGATTTCATCGACGTCAACAACGTGTTCGCAATTTTCTTCGCAAGGCGTCAAGCCCTTATCAATAAGATCCGGTCGTAAATTAGTGCATCGGGATATTTGAACGACAAGGCTTTCTTGAATAATGGCGTCGCCGGGCGGAAGAACATTGACCAAATTGCAACGGCGAAAAGTCAACCCGGTGAACGTATCCGGGATTTTAAAACCCGGCGTCAATTGAGAGAAATTACAATCTTCGAAAACGTCGCCCGGTTTCGGATCGATCGGCCAACCCAGCGCCGCGATAATATCCCGACTGAAGTTCTTCCGCTTAAATATCGCCATTGATCTTTTCCTTTCTCAAGTCAACATTGAACAAGTCTTCGTCGCAAAGATATTGTAATATCGTCCACGCGATATCAAGAACCGGATCCCGTTTAGAACGAATCAATTTTATTTTTTGTTCTTCCGTCAACTTTGCCCATAGCGGCTTTCGTCGCTCTAAATGTTCTTGTAGCAATTGAAGCGACGGTTTTATCGACGCGTTGACGGCAACCTTCCCGCCGGTTAAATCATGAACGGCCATAATATTTCCTTTACGGTATATGTATGGTTATTGTTCCGGGTTTGCCTAATGGCGCGAAACCAACGATGCGATCGGAAGGATCCGAATAAATACTATAAACCTTTTCGTCTTCAATTGTTTTAAAAGCCCGAACCCTAAAATAGACGCCTTGCAAATCCTGTAAAATATATTCATGGGTATTTCGATTAACGGTCGCGGCTAATACCCACGGCCCCGCCGGATTTTCCGCGGTATAAACTTCATAGCCTTCAGGATTTCCGGCGGAATCAAGCCAAGATATATTGAATAGGGAATCCGCTTCAACTAAACTAAGGGCGGCGACGGGATCCGGCGACAACAATAAAAGCAAAATACCGGCCATTGAACTTTTCATATTTCCACCTTTTCAACTTTTGTGATAGCGGTTAAACTTGTTATTTCCGGCCAAACAATCAAACCCAATTCAAGCATAAACGAAACAATTATATCCGACGTCACACTTACGGCGTTTATATCAGCTATTAATTCCCGCGTAAAGAGAAAAGAAACGTCGTCCGGTGTCGCCGAATAGCCCCGAATATTCGTTCGAAGTTCGATATCAAGAAAAGAGACAACGATATCCGACGTTGAACTTACCGCGGCGATATTGGCGATCAATTCAATAATACGCGAATTTAAAATGAAAACATTATCCGGCGTCGAACTTACCGCGGCGATATTGGCGATCAATTCCCGAAGAAATGACGCCGAAACGTCGTCCGGCGTTACCGAAACCCCGTTGATATCGGCGATTAATCCAAAAATTAAACCCGCGGTTACTGTATCCGGCGTCGAACTTACCGCGGCGATATTGGCGATCAATTGCCGAAGTTCGGAATTGAATAATTGAACGTCGTCCGGTGTCGAACTTATCGCGGCGATATTGGCGATCAAATCAAAATATATTAAGGCGTCAACGTCGTCCGGCGTTAAACTCGCCCCATTGATATTGGCGATCAAACCAAGGGTTAAAGAAAGAAGTATGTCATCCGGCGTTATCGAAGCCCCGACGATATTAGCAATTAAGTTTCTATGCGTTGACGAATATATTTCAACGTCGTCCGGCGTTACCGAAACCCCGGAAACATTAGCAACCAAATTTATAGTTATGGATTCATCATTTTCCGATTGCCACGCGCCAATATCAAAGGTTTGCCACGCGCCACGGTTATGATAACTTGTCGCCATTATCCAATCCCTAATTCAAGCGTTTTTCCGGTATCCATGGAAGGCGATCCGTTAAATATTCGAAAATCTTCCGAACTTGCGGCCCGGAATTTCGGATCGGCCGATGAAAGATTAAAATCGCAAAATAAATCTTCAGTATCCCCTTCTTTCGGAACGTTATTAAAATCAAAAGTGTTATCGTAAAAAGTATTATTATTTTGATAAATATTGTTATTGTTTGATCCCCAATACAAACCTTGACCACAACTATATATAATGGTGTTAATAACCGACCAACCGCCCGTTGTTGTCCCGGAACCCGAAATCGCCGGATTATTTAAAATCTCTGCAAATACACATTGAAGAATATGAATTGATCGGCCGGTTGTAAAAACCCCTTTCGCGTATCCGTCAACAATACACCCAAAAACTAACGTCCTAAGATCAAGAATAACAGCGGTCGCCGTCGTTCGCGTCCCTAATTGCTTTACATAACAAAAAGCGATAAGCCCCGACGCCATATCAATTCCGGTGTTATAGCTTTCGACTTCACAATTAATAATCCGATTGCCACTTCCGCCGCCGTAAATAGCAACTTTCGACGCCGAATCCGCGGAATAATCATTCAACGCGTAACAATTTTCTATAATACTATGCTGATCCGCCCGAATAACGTTATCTTGTTCACTTTCCGCCCGGATATTCCGAAGAATTGCGTAATTATCAAAGTTAACATCATACGACGCGCCGCCGTTGAAATAAGGCCGGTCGTCGCCGGTCGCAAAATCATCATAATCAACCGCGTTTCCGGTCGCCGTCGTTCCCGACTTAACACCTATAACGGCGATTGGATCCGTCAATGTTCCATCGGTCGTTGTTCCCAAATCCGCCGTTAACGTATACGTTCCACTTTTAAAATAAAAAACGTCGCCCGCCGCTATGGTATGCGAATAATATTCCGCTAAACCGTAAGCATTCGCCCAATCAGCCCCCGTTTTAGATCCGGCCCCGGATACGGTAACGTGATAATATGAAAGCGCCATTAGCCAACTCCTAAAACCATTTTCATTGAAGCATTCAACGCGGGCGATCCCGTATCAAGCGTAAAATCCCCGTTGGGCGCGTCAACGAAATCAGGATCCGACGTTAAAACAAGCCAATCGCAAAATATATCTTCAGTATCGCCCGACGCGGGAACGTTATTCCAATCGGTCGTATTATTATACATAAGATTCCGCCACATAAAATTATTATTGGACGCCGCGGTCCAATTAATCCCCGTTACGCAAGTATGAAAAATGTTCCCTATAATCGACCACGATATTCCGGCGACAGAATAAATACCATTGGTGCAATCGTAGCAAACACAATTAATTACTTGAATCGCGTCCGAAACCGCCCCACCATAAAAACCCGTTCCGACATCATCGCAAATAGTAAACGTTGCGAAACTACTAACCGCCATAAGGACGCCGTAATCAAAAACATTATGCACATAACAAAGATGAATAAGGCATCCCGCGGATAAAGCAACGCCGCGATTATTCGGGCTTTCAACTTCAGTATTAATAATTCGACATCCCACATTTTCCGTTAAAATAGCATACCTGGAAGTTCCCCCGGCGTCGTCGCATTTCGCGTAACAGTTATCAATAATACCGTGTCTTTCGATAGTTATTACGCCGCTTTGTTCACTTTCAGAACGAATATTTTTTAAAATGTAATCATCCCCGACGTTTATATGATAAGACGCGCCGCCGTTGAAAAAAGGTCTATCGGATCCCGTCGCCCAATCATCCGAATTAATGTTATTTCCTTGCGCCGTTGTCCCGGATTTAACGCCAATTATGGCGATCGGATCGGATAACGTTCCATCATAAACCGACGCTATATCCGCGGTTAATGTATAGGTTCCCGGCTTAAAAAAATAAATATCGCCCGCCGTACAAGTAGCGAAATCAGACATAAACGCGGCAAAGTCAAAAGCGTTCGCCCACGATCCGCCATTCTTAGACCCCGCGCCGGTTGATGTAACGTAATGATACGATAAAGCCATTAAAGTGAATCCTCATTAGAAATTAAGCTGGTAACTTGCCGTTTTAGCCGCGCGACTTCGTTCGCTAACTCCGCGTTTTCCCGCTCAAGATATTTTATACGCTTAACCATTTTTGCGGTTAATTCGATAGCGCCTTTCGCGACGGCTAATTGATCGCCGGGCATTGACTTTTTTAATCGTTCCGTTGCATCGGGCATTATAGGCGGCCTTTCTCTTTTAAAATACGGATCATTTCATCGGGATCCGCCTGAAGGTTAGCAAGTTCGAATTTTATCTTTTTCATAGTTTCAACCGTTAACGATTCTTTCATTTTTTCCTTCGGGATATCTTTCGGATCCGTTGAAAGGCCCAATTTCTTGAAACGCGTTTTCTTCATAGGTTCGACCGGTTCCCCGGTCTTTGCGTCTATAATCCATTGTTCAAGATCGTTTTGGATTGCCCAATGGTAATTACAACAGTTAACAAGTTTAGCACCCGGCGGAATCAAGCAATTATTTAAATTGCATCCTTCGAAAATAAGATTCTTGATCCCGGCCGGAAAAACCGGCGTCATTGGATTAGCTTGTTCGAAACAAGAACCCTTTATAATGGTGTCGCTGAAATCGACCGATTGTTTACCGGTAAAAGATTTATGTTTGAATGATCCAAACGAATATATTTTATTTTCTATCATGGTAATTTTACCTCATCGACTTTTGACGGCGACATATCCGCGGTTGAAATGGTATCCGGGATTGACGGCGGCCCGGTCGCCGCGGTCGGATGTTTATGCGCGTTGTAGTCACTTTTCAATTGATCGAACGCCGTTTTCAAGGCATTATATCGAACCGCGAAGTCGCTGTTTCCGTTTATTTCGATAATCCCATCATTTAGTAAATTAATATAGGCGGAAATCGCCGCCGCCGCAATTGAATATATTTTCCGTTCGCCTTCGTCCATGGAAGGCGCGATCCCGTCGTTTATCCCGATCCCCAATTTCCAGGCGTCGGAAACTTGCGTTATCAAAACAAGGGAATCATTCGGCGGATTATATTCTTCGCCGCCGCCAGATATAAGTTCAACGGTTTGAATATCTTCCGGCGTCGTTATTTCAACTTGCAAAAGGCGAACGTTCCCGGCCCCATCCTTATTTTTTGCGATCCTGGATCCCGTTACTTTTCCGATTAAAGCCATGGTTCTTCTAATGCCTCCCCGGTGTAAACTTCCGGCGGAACAAGAGAAAGAACCGCGCCGTAAGTTTCCCCGTAAGTATATTCGACCGACTTAATTAAAAATGTGAATCCATCCGGTATGAACATGGTTTCAGAAATGACCGAAACCAATGTGTTAGGCGTCCATAAACGGCCGTTAGGAGCATACCAACCCGTTACAGGTATAGTAAACGTCATGGCCGCGGCTAATTGCTTAGAACGCCGCCATTCGGCCGCCCGTTTGACCGCGCCCGTTACCAAATCATTAACGCGAATTGTCATAAACCGGGAACGCGGAACCCGGTCATCGGTTACGATCGCCGTCGTTCCCGGCGTCTTTGGCGACGATTGCGTGGCCCGGTATGTATTGAACCGCTTCCGGCCGTCATAACGCGCCGACCATTCGGAAACCTGAATTTCTTTTTCCGCCAAAGTTCCGACGCTATTCCCGCCGATCGCGGCCTTCAGAAAAAGAAGATCCCCGGCCGCCGTCGACGACATTAAAAAGCCCCGTTGCGTCGCCAAAGAAACCAAATGTTTATAAATGGTGTCGGTCGGTTTCGCTGTTATCCGGTCAAAAGGCCCGCCGGAATCCGTTTCGAAAACGACGTCGATCCCGATTGCTTGAATTAAATCCTTCGCCCGGTTTTCGAGCGTAACGTTATTAACTTCATACGGCGGAAGAACCATCGAATCGATAATATCCGCGGTAAAACTGTACCCTTCTAGCCCCATGGTTTGACCGGATACGGAAAGCGACGGTTCAATCGTATAAAGAACCCCGTTTATGATCAATTCGTTTCCCAAATAGACGGCGGCCGTCGGATAAGAAAACGGCGAAAGCGCCCGGTCAATCGCGGGATCTTCGCCCGGAACCCATGGAATTTCAGCGGTCCAACCGTCGGAAACGGTGTCCATCGTTCGAAGGACGTTCGCCGACAAAACCGGGATTTCAATATCGTTGATTTTGAGCGTCAATTGATCGACCGGCCGATTTGTCAAAGCGCCGTCGGATTGGGCTGTTTTAATGGCTTTCCGTTCGGGTAAGGGCGGAATATTGATAATTTGACCGGCGACAAGGGAATCGGGATCGATTATCCCCGGATTCGCGCCAGAAATACGCGAATAAAGCGACGAATCCCCATACGCTTGTGATGATATACCCGATAAGGTGTCGCCCGTTTTAACGGTATATTGGCGGCCTGGAATGGGTTTAGACATAGATTACGACCTCGCGCCCGGCCGGAAGTAGCAAAATGTCAGAACCTTTTAAGTTATTTGACGCGATAAACAAATCGAAAAAGGCGTCATCCGGCCCTAATTCGCCATATTCCGAAATAGTGATTTCAATCGGCGCGCGCGGTCGTTTCAAAAGAATTTTCTTTTCGACGGCTAAATCGTAAGAGGCTTCGAGTAAATAATCAAGAATCCGGGCGACCAAAAGCGACGAATCCGAATAACTTGACGATTGGGAAAAAAATTGATTATCGATATAGTTCGCAACAAATGTGCTTTGAATAGTGTCTAATTCGGTCACTATATCACTAAATAAGCCGTCAATCTTAATAACGGTGTCAATGGCTTGTGTTCGCGTCCGAAGCGTTCCTGATGCGGATATTTGCGCCATAGCGCCAATCGACGCAACCAACGCCGCTTCCTGAATGGCGGCGGCGTTCTTATCTTCCGCGGTTATGCCTTCCGGCGAAAGGCCCAAAAGATCGTCAACCATATCGCCATAAAAAGAAAGCCGGGCGGAAATATCATCGGATATTTGCGTCGGCAATTGAACCAACGTTTGAATTTCCCCGGCAAGGCCCGCGACATCGATAACCGTTTGATTTAAAGTATTTGTTATACTTCGTTGAACTTGATCAATCTGCGATTTGATCGCGGCGCTTTTTTCGTAAAGATTCTCTAACCGTTCTTTTACCGTTGTTACCACTTTTTGAGCGGATACGGCAAACGTATAAACTTGTGTCGCCTTGGCTTGCTCAACAAGGTTAGTTAATTGACTTGTCGCCGTTTCGTTAACGTCATCGACGCCCGCGGCTATGGTCGCCTTTTTTTGTTCAAGGGATTTTTCTATTTGATCCTTGATCGGTTCGATCCATTCCGTTTCAATAGTGGTAACGTTACCGGATTCGATAGGCGCTATATTTTCGGTAACAGCTACTAATTGAAGTTCGAGTTTCCCCCGAACCGGATGATCGATCGACCATAGGCCAACCTGTTTACACGAATTTAAAAACCGATTCGCTTCAATGTCGTTATCGTCGCCTTCAAAATAAATTGTCAAGGGATACGTTATCGCGCCGGATCCTAAATCTTGAATTCGCGTTCCATCGACTTTGGGATAATCGAAAAAACCCAGGCGCTTTTCAAAACTTCGCGGATTTCCAATCCAAAGCGCGGAAAAAGAATCGCCGTCCGGTGAATCTAACAGAATTTCGGTTTTCAGTCTCGTTTTCCATGTCACGGATTCGCCCCTAGTAATTCCATTTGCAACGGCGGCGCGCCGGTCGTCTTCCCTTCAACGGTTGACCCCGGCGGCGCGCCCGCAATATTTAATTGACCTTGGAAGTTTATTTGACGGCGCGCTTCAACTTCGGTTTGATTCGGCGGAACCCGCGGCGCGACCGACGGCGTTTCGTCGCCGCCTATCCCAAAGAACCGGCCCACCTTCCCCGCAATTCCGCGAATACTTATCTTGTCTATCCCCGCTTTTATCTTATCGAAGAAATCAAGAAACCATTTCTTGACAGGATCCCAATGTTTGATAAGCATAACCGCGCCCGTAATCAAAAGCGCGATCCCGGCGACGATAAGCCCAACCGGATTTAATAGCATGACAGCATTATAAGCGGCTTGCGCGATCGTTAGCGCCTTTGTAATCGCTAAATACGAACCCATGAACGTAAGGATCGCCGGAAAGTATGGTTGAAGCGCGTTAAAGATATCTTTCATTTGATTGAAGTATCCGATCGCCTTCCCTTTAATCAAGTCTTGATTCGCATCGACCCAACCGCGAACCGCGACGGCGATTTCAATTCCCCGATCAACGATCTTTTTTAGTACGGGAAGCATAAGGCCGCCAATAGTCGCGGCCGTTTGCTTCAAATTATCGGTTAACGTCGACGTCCGGCCGGTCAAGGTTAGCGAAGCGTTTTCCATTCCCTTATAAAATTTCCCGCCTTCCGCCGTCATATTACGAAACGCTTTTGTAATTTCTTTCCCGGTCGCTTTTCCGGTCGATATCATTTCCCGCGCTTCGCCAACGGTTACGCCCCATTGTTTTGCTAAAGCGCCCAGGATCGGAACCCCGTTGTTGATAAGCTGGTTAACGTCAATCATGTTAGCCTTGCCCGCGGCTTTAATTTGTGAAAACGCTAGAATGATTCCTTGAAATCGTTCCGCATTTCCGCCCGCGGTGTCGCCCAACATCCGTAAAGTCGGTATCAAATCTTTTTGCGTCGCCGCTTCGAACCCTAAAAGCGTTTTCGTTGCTTGCGACAAAGTTCCAAATTCGAAAGGCGTCGCGGCGGCCGTTGCGTTTAAATCATTAACGATCTTACGCGCATTATCGACAGATCCCGTTAACGTCCCGAAATCGGTTATCGCGTTTTCAACTTTGGCCGCTTCAGAAACGAAAGACTTCATTCCCTGAGAAAGATAAAAGAACCCCTTTTGAACGACGCCCGCGGCCAAAACACCTTTCATTACATCACCAAACCCGCGGCCAGATCGCGACGCCTTCCTGAAAGCCCGCGAAGATTTATCGCCGAACTTATCGGCGGCGTTTCCCATTTTAACGAATTTTTGGGTAACGCGATCTTTAGCGCTAAAGATTGTAGCGATCGCGAAGTTCGGCATTATTTACCTTTCTTTTCCATCGCTTTTCGTTCAGCTTCGTCCATTAATAAATGCCAATCATTCCAGTATTTCATCTCAGTGTAACCCATGGCTTTTATTTCGGACGGCTGGACGCCGCGGTAAAACAAATTACCAATCATTTGTTCAACCGCGGCTATATTTGTAAAAAAAGTAACCCTATCGATTCCGCGATTGACATATCTGCGCCGGTTAATCGGGTTATAGCTGTTTCCCCCAACCCGGTTAAGGATCCAACAAGCGCATATATCTTGCCGAAGGTATCGGTTTCGTCCTTCCCTTTCATGGCAACCTTCGCCCGGCCCGACATTTCCGAATAAACCAATTCAGTCGTATCCCCTTTCGGCTTGATCAAGATTTGAACAATCCGAATCGGATCGCCCGCTTCAATAGAAAGATTCCCTTTCGTAATAGCGCGAATCAATCGATTTTTAGCGGTTTGAAAAGGGACTTGCAAAGAATCGGCCCAATCTTCGGGATCAATGTCGTAATAATCCATGAACAAATTGAATTGTTCTTCGGCCGATTCGCGACTTAATTTTGAATTACCTTCGGTCAAAATACACCCCCTGCAAAATTAAAAGGTTTATGATGCTAGAAAGCTATTCCAGGGATCGCGCGGAAGCAATTGAATAGTCGCGCGGTTTTCTTCGGTTTCCCTGGATTCGAATTCAATCCAACCAACCGTTCGAAAAACGTCGCCCGCGGCCGTTTCATAAGACATTGAAAACGCCGCTTGACTTTCCGCCAATTCCTTTAGGATTTCCCGTTCCGCGCCGTTCGCGATAACGGTTACGCCTTCCCGATTCTCCGCCCGTTTGGTTTGCTTTAGAAAATTTCGGCCTGAAGTCGGAACAACTTCGTTTTCATGAGTCGACCCGATTTCAGTAATATTCGTATCCGCCGCAAAATCAAACGTAATCCCGTTAAGGATTAATTTTTTTGGTGTCCCGGAAACGTCAACCATGATAAAAACCCCCTATAAAAAACGGTTAAAGATTTATGAAGAAAGAACCGCGATACTTGTATCGAATTCAGCGACAGTATCCAGGATAACACCTTCCCCGGAAAGAATAATCGAAAAGATCGCGTCAAAACCGACGTTCCCGGATCGAATTGTTACCGCGCCCGCCTCTTTCAACTTTTCAATGGTGAATTCCGCCGTATAGATCCAAGCCTTCGATTCGAAAGCCCGCGCTAAAGCGGTCAAATCATCTTTAACGGCGTCGATATCCCGCGCTTTTTGACGGTTAACCGT